GTATATCCCTTTTAACGGGGGGTAAAATCATTACTGTGTGTCTAATCATGTCTATTTATTGATTTTGCTTTAAATATATGATTACCATAAGTAATCACATCGTGGAACGTTCCAGTTGTTTTGAAATAACCAGCTTCTACATGTGCTTGTTTGGCTATTTTTTTATTGTCTATCTTACCGTTTGGGTGAATTAAAGTAACCTCGTATGCATTTTCGTTACCCGTTAAGTTTCCAGACACCGTGAAGTTTATTTTTTGCGTATTATATGTAGTATTAATTATAGAAGTAGAAAAACCCTCTGGCTCAGTTAATGTTTTAATTTCATTATCTAAAATTCCAATGTTAAACGGTTCAACCTCATCCAAAGTAAAATTATCTTCTGCTTCTATTAAATTAAATTTTTCTTTATTATGTTCTGTCGCAGAAATTGAATAAAGATTGTCTTGCTCTGGTGTTAGTGTTAATACTCTGTATTGTTTTATATTTCTATTCTCTAAATCGAGATTAACAAAAGATCCAGTTTGCACATACGGAAGATAGCCAGAAGGGTCTTCTATTTGTATTTTGATCTTATCATCTAAGTCTAAAACCCCAGTTATTTTTAATTTTTTTACTTGAGGTGTATAAAATTCATTCAACTCTTGTTCTCCTATAAGACCACCACTTAAAGTATAATCATGCAGTTCATTTAATGTGTCCTGTCCAGTTGGAACAATAACAGAAATACCGCTATTATTATTAAGTATTGAACTTGCGCTTGGCCCATTTTCTAAAGTAATGTAGTTTGTCCCAATTTCTATAGCTTTTGCATAACTTATATTAAAATTCTTCAATTCATCTTGTATCTCAATAATATCACCAATAGAAACCATTAAAGCTTCAGCCGATGTCTTGAAATTCACTATTTCTCTTTCTAACTTATTTGAATATAAGATGTATTTGCCCAATCTTCTTGCTTGAGACCTACTTGTCGCCCCCTTCGCGGTCACCACCCTCCTTTGTAGGCCGCTTTTCCTCATACCCTCTTCATCAATTACGCTTTCTGTTTTAATGGTAAAGTTATCCCTCTTATCTGCATAAGCGACATCGGCGACATTGAAAAGGGAAGATTTATTGGTCGATTGATAATTAAACATACCGTCAAAAACATTTCCATTACTAAAAAACATCATGGGTTCTTTAGGTTGATCTGTAAAAAAATCTAAGGCCCCATTTGCCCAGAACGCCATACCATTAAATACAGAGCTTATATCTTTAATTGACTCAAATGCGTTAGCCGATATATCAAGCATAATATTGCAAGAATATCGAGGCTCTAACCCCAACAAACCATTAGAGAGTCCAACGAAATTACCATTTCCGTCAACCGCATCGCAATATCTACCTATTTTGTATAAATTAAATATATTAATATCTTCTAAATTATCTATAGTGTTACCTATTCCGTATCTTTGGTTAGTCAGAAGATCGTAGAGAATCCAAGCGGGATTATCAGTCCATCCAATTTTAAATGTTCCGTCCCAGTCTCCATCATAAATAACCCTTGTTCCCAAGTCTTCGGCATTTTCAACAAACCTTTTATCTTTCCCTCGTAAATCTAATGGGAAATAATTAGAAGGTATTTTAATTCTTCTAAGCCTAAGGTTAAATTGTTTATTGGGCGGATCTGAAAAGGTTCTGGCGTCTACCTTTGTTTTTATAACAGCTGAAAATGGGTATGAAAAAGCCTCTTTGATAATTTCTTTAACTTGGTATAACCTAACCATTCTACTCATTCTGGTTGAGTCTGTTTCGTAATCGTTTTTCACAATTCTTACCGTTCTTGGGAATCTTTTAGATAAACTACGCACATCTTCATTTGGGAAAATACTCTTTATCTCGTCGTACGAAGGTAAAACAATTTCTTCTGTATCTACCGCATAAAAATCTGTAACCATAGCAAAGTAACCTATTTTTGTTTCTTCTTCTTCGTATTCTGGTACTCCATCAAAACCACAAAACACAGAAAGGTTTAACCCCAATGGGTTTGTTTTTATAGAAGCTCCCAAAGGGTCTTGCTCTGAAAGTAGTTCTTGGTACAATTGCTCTATAACAAATGTTATTATGACAGAATCTACATCTTTTCTTCCGACTGTATGAATTATATCAATGATATCTCTATCTAAAGGTAAGTTTCGCATCCAATCGGACTGGAACTCTTGCGATCCATCTGACTCAACATCCGCGCTAGAATTACCCGCAAGAGCGCTATAGCTCGCCCCACCTTTTATTAGAATTGGAGAATCATTAGAATCAGTAGCGCCCGTATATATGGTGTCGTCAAAAGGTTGATTTGGATTATTTGGCCCATACAAAGGTTTGTTGTAATCAATTGCCGAGACGCTATCTTTATTTAGTGGTTGCTGATCTTCTTCACCTAAATTAAATTCTGCATCGAAATTTGTAAAATTAAAAAGAGTCGGCTCCTTTTCGACTAATCTCAGTGATATGGGTTTATTTAACACCTCTACATCTGGTACTTTAATATTCGGATTAGCTACGTGAACGTAAGAGATATTTTGGCCTACGAGAGAAAATACATCATAATTGTTAGAAACTCCACTAGCAACTTTCGCTCCACTTATCGCCGCAGAATCTGACGTGGAGATTAATATCTTCCCAGTATCAACTACCCCATCTACCGCTAGTGGTACGAAATCTTCCCCGAGATACACTGGGTATAAAAAAGCACCCTTGAATTTATTTGATTCAGACTCTTCTAAAGAAATTCCATAATTAACCGCAGGCGCTCCCGTAATAGTGGGATACTTATAAGAACTGCGATTCCGCTCACTACATGCGGTTGATGCAACAGGGTTCTTCCAAACTATAGATTCTTTAAAACTTTTTTGCGATAAATCAAAACCCGTTACTTCTGGGTAAGAGTATTGTAACCCATTTGGGTCATTGAGTTCGAGCCTACCACCACCAACAGAGTATGTTAGTTCGTAGTTTTTTTTAAAATTTGTTGTGCCAAAAAAGTCCTGAGCGTCGAAAGTCATATACGCAAAACTTCCAGTATTTGGGATAGCGTCTTCTACGCCCTTTGTTTCTTCAAGAGCAGTTAGATTATTCAAAGCCCAGTATGCGCCGCTTGCGTTGGCTGGGTTATTAGTCGTCCCGCTATATCCTTGAATCATAAAACGTGATTTTCGATTTGGCCACGTCCTCAATGTAATGTCAAAATTATTCCACTGGTTAAATGGACATTCTGCTGTCCCCCCAGATATATCGACCCATTTGTTGTCTGCTGTTTGGTTGTTGGTGCCGTAGTAAGAATCCAGAAACCGCAACCGAACCATATCTATTCCCTGGTTAGATGGCATGTAGATTTTTCCAGTAAACCTGTATCTTGTGCCAGAATCAAATGGACGATTTAATGCAGCGTCCGCGTCTCCACCGTCTTGTTTCGTTATATTGATAGCTGTTGCGTTATTTGTGTTTACAGTAAACGTGTCTGCCCATAAACCACCTATCTGCGTTTTACCTAAAGCTACGTGGGTTGAGGAGTTTGGTTGAAACCAGTTGTTATAAAGGGTATTTGGCCACACATCAGCCATAATTACTGGAGGGTCAATTATTGATGGGTCCGAATTATAAAATTTATGAGGCTTCCAATAATCCTCGCCCATTTCATTTATTTTTTTTGCGATATTTTCTATAATTGGTTCTTTTAAACCTTCTGGATAACAGGTTTCGGTATAAAAATTTCTATAGTGAGATGGTTTGCCGTTCGGAAAGGTCCATGTATTTGGGTTATAAGTACCTAATTTCAAAGCAGTAAACAACCACTGATACCAACTTCTACCGCTACTGTTTGACACTGGATCGCCTCCAAGTGATTGGGGCGACGACGCGTAAGCGAAATACGCTCTACTACTAAAAGGGCGGTGTACTCTTCCCTTTTGTGTAATCGCGTTTCCTCTAGAATAAGACCCTTTATATACTATTGGATATCTAGGGTCAAATTGGAACGCGTAAACCGCAGGGACTGACATCGTCCTTGCTGGCCATACTTCATCGGGGTGGTAAACTTTTCTACCAGAGTACGGGCTTTTCCTATAACCGTGTCCGCACTTTCGGAGCGAGAGTTCGCAGTCCGCAGCAGGTTGGTTACCATCATCAGTATACCTAAACCCCAAATACCAATCATTGAAATTAAATGATCTATATAATTTACCCCACCTCGATCCATAATTAGCTAGTATCGCTTGATTCTGTAAACCTACATATTTACCATAGCTAACACCGAAACCCTGGCAATTAAGGATAGCGTTTAGTGGACCGTTTGTTGACAGAATTATACCACCATAATGACCATCCAAAACTTTATTACTCTTCGGCCCATACCCACCCGATCCAGCTAACCATTGATACCAAGGCTCTTCTTTATGAATAAAACGATTCTGCAGTTCTATCAGATAGTTATCTAACTTTTCTTTTACAAAAGGTTTAAAATCATAGACAACCCCATTCAAAAGACTAGTAGTTAAATTATTGGTTGTTGTTTTCGATAATTGTGGTTCAGCTACAACAGTATTATCTAGATACGTCGCCTCTAAAATATTACAAGATAAACCTTTTGAATTTACAAAACCCTCAATTGGCCCTTCAGATATCAAATCAATAGCAGTTAAAGTAGCTGTTGAAAGTTTTAATTGAGAAGCATACGGCGGGGTCAGTCTTGTAAATACACCCACTATTCTATCAGCGTTTGCCTGAAACTTTTCCGCACGTCTTTTTGCTGCTTTTTTAGCGTTTCCAGCGCCAAATACAGAAAATTCATTATATCTTTTGTATTTTTGTATTATATAATCTTTCATTATTATATTTTATATAACTGAGAAAAAGATGACCCAAAAGACTCTTGAATTTTTAATAACGCATTCGCTCTATTAGCTAAAAACCGTCTTTGTAGCTGTAGATCAAGATGTAGTGGATAATTTACCACAGACGTACCTATGACATAAGACCCAACCCTTAATCTCCCATAAATAATTGGTATAGCTCTTCCCTGTGTTGATACATTTCTTGGGTTCTGAAAAAGAAATGATGAATTTTTTATTGAAGCTTTTATGTTCTGCTCTTGGGGTTCGTTTTCTGGTATAGGCGTCAAAAGATACATAATACCAGCGATAATCAAACCTACACCAAGAGTAATAAAAAAAGCCGACAAAGCAGCGCTGGTTACAGCTATCCCTACACCAACAGCTATAACACCCAAACCTATAACAATGCCAACAGGACCATTACCAATCAAACAAGGGGTTATTTGTATTTCTTGTATTTTGGGACATTGTTGACTTAATTCAAGTGTATTTTTTGATTCGCCATCTACTATTATTTCATAATGCCCTCCAGCTTTTGCTTCGCTGACGACGTAATCCCTAAAACCTGGAAACAGTGTATTCATTGCTTTGACTGCATCGATAGGTGTTTTAACATTAGCGAATTCAAAAGATTCCCCATATATTTTTTTTAATTTACCGTAAAGTTTTATTTTTGTTTTCATTATTAATATGTTGAACCTTCTGTCGATTTTAACCCGTTTGGATTTGGGTTTTCTGAATTTCTATCAATAGCTTCAATTTCAGTTTCTATCGTTTTCGACCCCACCCTCAATTCTCCATACCCTACTGGGACAGAGCTAAATTGAGACGAAGAGTTACTCTTAGAAGAGAACCAAAAAGACTTGCCCCCTACACTAGCCACAGCAACCTTTGGTTCGTTTTCTGGTATCGGGGTCATCAAGTATTGTATTCCAGCCATAACCAAGCCTATAGCCATAGTGATCAGAAAAGGTACGATAAAGGGGGCAGACCCACCGATGTAAGGGACAATATCAATTGTTTTTATTTCTTTTTTTTCTAAAGCTTGGTTTGCGTTTTCAACCAAATCCCCGTTCACTACAATCTGATAGAAATTGTTTCTTTCGGCCTCTTTTAAAAAGAAATTTTTAAAACCATCATAATTAGCATCAACAGCTAAAATAGCATCCGTTGGTTTTTTTATGTTCGCTATCTTATGTACGGGTTTAAATTTTTTAGCGACTAAACCGTGTAATCTTATTTCTGTCATAACACCTCCTTTTTTAACATATCTAACTGTTTGTCACTTGCGTCACAAAACTCTGGCACAGATATGCTAAATTTGTTATTAACTGTGCAATAAATCAAAAATGGATAACAGGTGATATCCGAAGATTTCAAATCAAAAGGAGAAGGCTTTTCTGTCCCATCGTTATGAGAATGATATATAGCGACTATATCTGATTTGTTTTTCATATATAGAAACTCTTTTGCTGGGATATAGAATTGATTTTTTTTATCTTCCGCACGGTTTTCGCACATGACCAAGTCTAGTTCCCCATCATTATAAATTATAAACCCACAACGTTCTTGTGTTGTGTCTTTTTCACATTCTACTTCTATTTTTCTTTTTATGTTCATTAGTAGGAATATTTCTCTGTTCCTGGAAATCCGCCGTATGGTAGATTTTTGTTGTTGTTTACTCCACCAAAATCATCATTAGCAAACCTTAATTTGCACCCAAATAATTTTTTAGAACACTCGTCTTTTATCCAAGAATCTTGGTTTTTGTCTGGACTTAGACCACTAACTGAGGTGTGGTTCTTTTTACAAATATAATAAACTGGGTGTTGTTGATAATAATTAGAAGTTAGCCCCTGACCCTCACTCACTCTATCGCTTAATTTAAAAACATAGATC